ATTCTTCCTCCTTTTATCCCCTCAAAAAGCCTGTATTCCCTCGCTTCGCTCGTTAGATCCTCCATGAAAAAACAAAGAAATATTGCCGCAAAGCAGCACAAAGCTGCTTATACTTAAATATTCCGATGCTTTTAAAATGGAAGCTGCGTATTATAGTGCGTATAAGCAATAATCTCGCCATATGCATCTACAACAGCCAGCTGATATACCCAGTCTGGATCTGGTTCGTCGAAAGGATTATACCAACCTACGCCAAGCTGATACCCATCGGGACCGTAAATTAAATTCTCGGTTCCTATATAGGTATGTACTTGAGTTTTAGGTTGACCTAACAACTTTGCAGCGATTTCAGAGCCCTCCAGCTCCGGAAACTTCACACCATCAGCAACAGCTTGCTGCGTGGCTTCGTATATAGCGTATAGACGTTTGGATTCTTGATCTCCCGTTCCTATATAGGTATGTACGTCATTTTTAGGTGCGTCTAACAAATTCATCCCCAAAGTGGTAATCTGCCAGCTACCCTTTTGCCCCATGAGTTTGTTGTTCATAGAGGCAAGCGCGCACAACCGCACCCAATCAATAAGTACGATTTTCCCGTTGTAACCGATCAATCCATAGCGAATCAGAAGAGCGCGGCATCTGGATACGTTATGTTCGTCGATGCCGGTTTCTTCATGAATCATTTTGAGTGACGGCCTGAAGCCGTCTGAACGGGCCGCATAAAACTTCATCAGTTTGCATGCTGCCTTCGGCGCACGCAAATTCAGCAGAGCCCGATCTACAACCGAGCTCTGCAATTCTTGCGGCGGTCTATGCCCTACATGCTTTACACACGGAGGAAACTTGAGTATTGTGCCCATTGGGCATCACCTCTTAGTTGATCTTAGTGGGCGGCAGAAGACGCAGAAGCGGCGTACCGGTAGCCTTGGAAGCCTTAGCAGCAGACTTCTGCATGGATTCGATTTCAGACGCCATCTGCTTCACCTTCGCCAACTCGGCATTGAGCGCTTCGACCTTGGAATTGTAGGCAGAGATAAGCTGCTGAGACTGATAGTTCTTCTTGATCTGATTCTTGGCAGAGCGAACCTTGCCGGAGAGCACATGATTAGCGTGAGCGAGTTCCGCCGGTTCACACCCAATGCGCCTACGAACAACTTCGTAAGACACGCCGCAACGATGAGCAATTTCAGGATTGCTATGCCCCTCGCTTCGCAGCTTCAACATAGCGGCAGTTTCTGCATCACGAGACGAAAAAAGACTGTTAGCAGGACGCTTGGAAGGATGATTGATAGTAACATATTCATTGCTATACCCCAACTCTTTGGCGACCTTCTGAACTTTTGCGACGGTGGATGCAGAATGAGCTCCATGGTTTTTGCCAACACAATGTGCGGCAGTGCTAACAGACACACCAGCTTTAATGGCTACATCGTGAATGGTAACAGGCTTGGAAGCAGCAACATGTGCGGCGACAGCGGTAGACATAAGTATCTTCTCCTTCATATCAATGGTTTCAGTGGTTAGCTGGCGAATGACCAGTCATGACGGTTCTCAGCGACCAAAGGGAGCGTCGTAACCCGTGAGCGCTATACGATCGTAGAACTCAGGAGAAACGACGTATTGATAAATGTGACCATCGATCAGCATAACGAGCGTATCGCCCTGATCGATGCAATAGGCTTCAGAATGCACGATGACATGAATATAGCCAAGCGTAAAGCCTATGGAAAGAACGGCGGCAGCCATGAAAAGCAAGACCGCCATATATTTTACATCCTGTTTATTCATGCGGCAGAAACCTCATCCGTTTGCTGCATCAGCGCCTTGTAGGCCGCGACAGCAAGTTCATCGCAGCGGTTGTTATACGGATTATCCGCATGACCCTTGACTTTGACGAAATTGACAGAGTGCTTGTTGGTCAGAACAACGAGCTGTTCCCACAGATCTTGATTTTCAACCGGTTTCTTGTCGCTCTTGCGCCAGCCGTTCTGCTGCCACGCGGCAAGCCAGCCTTTAGCAAAAGCGTTGATAAGATACGCAGAGTCGGAATACAGATCGACCATGCACGGCTTCTTGAGTGCAGACAGCGCCTGAATTGCTGCAAGTAGTTCCATGCGGTTATTGGTAGTATCGGCGGCAGAACCAGAGAGTTCTTTCTTATGCTCGCCGAACATGAGCACAGCACCCCAGCCACCGGGACCCGGATTGCCGGAACAGGCGCCATCGGTATAGATGATAACCTGATCGGATACAGGGGTATTGAGCGCGGCGACGATATCATTGCACATACGGGCAAAGCTCTCGTCAGACTGAGCGAGTGTGTCGATGCCGATGGACGTAAAATAGCCACGGGCTGCAAGATAGTTAAACATACACATTCTCCTTCTTATTTGCAGAGCTTTGTCTGCGTATTCTCATTTTGGATCCCAGCCGACTTGTCGGCGGCGTCATCCTGTATTTGAAAGCGAATCGCTTTGATACTGAGAGGAACTCACCAGGATCTCAGCCCACTTGTGGGCGCGCACCTTGAAACAAGCGTACAGAGAAGCTGGGATATGACGAGATACGCTTGCGCAGCGGAGCGAGGCGCAGCCGAGCGGAGCGAAAAACTCCCCGCCCGAAAACCTTCTGCGCCTGAGGCAGACAAATGCCGCCATTCACCCAAGCGGCAAAGGTGAGCCCGAAGGCTCAGGGAAACGCCTTTTGACAGGCGCTTCGCTGAAACTTCAGATTACATCGGATAAGGAGGGAGAGAGCCGCAGCCCTCTCCCCTATGTGCATCAAATCAGATCATCAAGCTCGCTCATCAGCATGACATCGAATACCTCATCATCCATAGGCGGCACATCATACGCCTGCGGGTCGAAGACGTAATCCGGCTCATCGTCCATCTGCGGATCGTATCCTTCTGCGACGTTGAGCATGACGCACTCGGCATAGAGATCGCCGAAGACATCAAAGATGAAGCGACGCAGATCGCGCGTTCCGGTGGAATGCTTGGCGCTGGTGTACGGCATCTTGAGCGCATTGACAGCGGCAAGCATGAGCACTTCATCATCCGTCATGCCTGCAGCAGCCCTGCTGCGACGAGCGAAATCCGTGATGAGCCGACGCAGGATTTCGATGCGGCAAGCCTTGGTGCTGGCGATATTCGCCAGATCGTCCTCCATCTCGCGATAGCGATCGAAGAAAGCCGTATCCAGGAACTTGAGCAGCGGCAGAAAGTGCTTACCAAAGCCAATCGGTTTTCCTGCCTTCATCATATCAATCAGCGCAAGATCGTCTTTGTTGTTTGTGCGGCACAGCTGTTCAACGGTATGCACGAAATCCTGATCGACGATGGCTTGATCCAGCTGCTTGCCAAAGCGCGGATCTGGATGTTTGAGCATACGCCAGTCGAAGTGCAGACTGGAGGTATCCAGCGTCAGATGATCGGGCACAATAGATGCGACAACATCGCCCAGACTATCCACGCTGCCAGCGCCCTTCTCTTTGGTCTCTTCATCCCAGGACGGATCAGAGTTTGGCTTCTTAGGAGTTGCGTTCTTGAAGCGCTCATTGTACGGCTTGAAGTCGTAACGCTTGACAATGTCCTTTGCACAGGTTTCCAGGAAATCCAAACAATACGTTTTCTGTGCATCCACGGCGTGATTGATACCAGCGGCAATCACTGCGATATCACGCAGCAGGCTGCGCAGTTCGCACTCGCTCATATCCGGCCTGTACATGCTCCATGCGGCGGTAACGAGATTGGAATACTGACCCACTTTGTTGTATTCCGCACACTTGGCGATACACTCGCAGATCTTCACAGAGAAGTCATGCGCTTTCGTGGGCATCGGACCGGGATTGGGCGCAACAGACGGTTCATAATACACGACAGGAATCTGATAGCGGCTCTTAATATTCTTGACAATAGAAATCAGCTTCTCATCATCGACGACAAGCAGGTGATCGCCGTCATAATCCATTTGCAGGATGCGGAAGGTCAGATCATGCACGCTGGTATAGACGCCCATGGACAGCACGAACGGACAGCGCTTAGCCTGATAGAGCGTAGCCCACTCCATGAACGCATGCGGAGAGCGCAGAACGATCAGCTCATCAGCGGCAGGATACGCATCGCAGCGACACTGACCAGCCTTGAGCCATCCAATGGTCGGATCGTCAATCGCTTTCTTGCCAAAGACGATATCCATCCAAGCGCACGGATCGGCGGCAACGAAGTAATAGCGACCATTTACGTTCAGTTCGCCGCACATCGCAGAGTTATACTGCTTGGTATAGCGGTCTTTGAGCTCCTTTTGTACGCAGGATTCAGCGAGCATATCCGGATACTTGGAAACGAGCTTGCCCAGATTGGTGCGGCGATCGTATTCACGATTCATTTCGCCCATGATGGCCGTTGCGGTTTCCAGATCGGAATAGCTTTGCAGCACGCCAATCGTATCAGACGCCAGATATTCCATTTCATTGCGGTTGAGCGCAAAGAGCGACTGCATCATCTGTCTGGACAGGCGCTTGGTTTCATCCTTCTCGTCGTTGACGTTGCAGATATAGATTTCATCCATGCCGAGCTCTTCCATGTTCTCCACATATTGTTTCCAGGAGCCGAACATCTTGAGCTGCTTGAAGACAGACGTGTTGACCACGCCGTAGATGTGCGTTTCCTTAGAAAGATCATGTACAATGCCGTCTACGTCGGTGACAAGCCAGCAATCCGGATTCTTGGTGTAACCCTTATAATCACAGTAACCAGACCAATCGCAGGGTACGCCGAGGCCTTTCATACCAAAGCCGCGAAGCTGCATCATAGTCCAGCCAAGCTTGCGGCTATCGAAGATTGCCATGCCGTCAAACATGTTGTTCATGATGTCGGTACGTTCGCCTTCGGAGATGTTGTAGTCGCTGGATACAGACATGACATTGGCGGTCATGGCTTTCTCGTGTTCGCCGATGCAGATCAGGTTGCGCAGGCGAATCGTCTTGCCAAGCACACGGGAAGACGGAACAGCAGAGCTGGTGAGCAGCGCACGATACTGCAGAATCTTGGTCATGGCGATACCTTTCACGGTTCCATCCTTGCTCATGCAGTTACGGTTGATGACAGAAGGCGTAAGGCCGCCCCAGAAGAGGCGCTGATTCTCCCTGAAGCTGCCTGCTTCCATCCAGTAGCCAGACTGCTTCTTGAGCTGACCCGGAGAGCAGGTATAGAAGGTGTACTTCGTGCCAGTTTCCGTGACGAAGCCGTACTCAACAGCGCGTGCGATGATGTTTTCCTGCAGAGATGCGAAGATGGAATTGATTTCGCTGCGCTGGCGAGGCTCGGCATTATCAAGCAGTTTACGCGGCAGATACTTTCTTGCATCGACGACGAACTTGAAGATACAAAGCTTATTTGTCTCTGTATCAGGCGTGATATCCAGAAGATTGCTGAGCATGCTTGCAGGGAGCGCATTGTATTCGGGCATACCGAAGCAGCTCAGATGACCCATCTCAAAGTCGAGCTCAGCACCGAGCCTACGCAGAATGGGCAACGCATCAACAACGGTGTTGCAGGCTGCGGCTTTGGCGAGCATCTCATGCTGTCTTTCATCGAGCATGTTATCAGCGCTGAACATGGGTGCAGAGTAATGCGGAATATGGAATGCGACCTTGGTAGGGGCAAGAATGTCCTTACCGACAGAGATGATGCGCTGTGCGGTCTTCTCCCCTACGCCCTTGAGCGACATGAAGAAGTCCTTGTTGTCCGTGCGAACAGCGTGCTTAATCTCCTTGTAGGAAACGGTAGAGAGGACAGCGGCGACGTTGCAGTTAAGATGCAGGTTCTCGATGAAATTGATCTTGCTGATAGACATAATATTTTCTCCTTATCTTGTTTCTTCTTCTTCTTGGTGGTATAATAGAAACGTGTCTTAGGGGAGTTGCTGCTCCCCTAAGACGTGCTCTTTACAGAGCGGAGTGGTGGTAGGTCTCATTGAGGCCTACCTTTTCTACTTTGTACGGAGGAGGGCTGTACTTGACAGTCTCTTCGTACAAGTAGTCCTCCGTGCCGTCCTCGCGAACGACAACGATGACTCTCCTTGTCATAGTGATTCTCCTTTCTTCTTGTCGAGGATTGTTGAGTGTCGTGCCGGGAGTTGCAACCCGGCGGAGTATTCGAGCAAGCGCTCTGTTGAGCACATGGCTTGCATGTGCTCTGAGAACGCTTAAAATATGTAACCAAGCTCTGGATGGAGTTTGAGGAGAAGTTCTTTGTCGATGGGCGGATCGTTTTCACCGTACATGCAGACCACCGATTCGTGAATACACTTAGCGCAATGATTGTCGTACCAGTACCTAAACGCCTCATGAGAGATTTCTCCTCGATACTCTTTGAGAGCCATTGCTTCTTGGCAAAGGCCGCAGCTGGTGCTCATGTCGATTTTCTTCATAGTGATTTCTCCTTTTCTTTTTTGAACACAAAAAGAGAACCAGTCTGATCCTCTGGTTCTCTTTGTTTCTATGGTTTTGCTGATTTCTGTGGTTAGTTCATGGTTTTCTCTTTGTAGATCTTTGTCTTTGTGCTTTTGTAGAGATCGCATGCTGCACGGAAGGATGCGTCGTTGCGGTATGCCCATTGCACCATGCCATCCCACAGGACTTCATAAGAGATGGGCTTGATGCCCAAGGCATACAAATAACCTTCGAGTTTGCGGTTGGTTGTCGTCTTGATGTCTTCCATGTCATCGTCTCCTTCAATGTGTATATACGAACGTATGTTCCCGTTCGGATGACATGATTATAGCACACAGTCACCATTTAGGCAACATGATTTTGGAAATAAGGACGACGATATTTTCTTGCCTTGTTTTCTTTGAGCAGGCGAGCCGTTGTTTTATTCATCTCGGCGTGTGTAGGCCCGTTGAACGTAAGCTTAACAATGGGCTTATCTTTGCCCTTCTCCTCTTCTTTCATTGAGATATACATCGCAAGCAGCACGAAGAGAATGACAAGCAGAACGAGCATAATAGCAAGAATAACGGAAACAATGATCCAGAAAAGATTGATAAGATAAGCAAGCATGATGATTTCTCCTTCTTGTTGTGATATAATGAAAGAGCCACGCTCGCGACGTGGCTGTGTGTTTAGTTCTTGATCTGCTGATCCCAGATCAGAACAAAGTCTCTAAGCGGGGCGTAGAACGCAAGATTCATACGGGTTCTTTCAAGATCGTCAGTGGTTGCGATCAGAGGTCTGCGTCCGACGTGAGAGCAGATTGCTCTATGTGTCAGGCAGAATTCTTTGCGCATCTGCGCCGACGGAAAGAAGAGCCGCACTCTTAGCTTTCCGTATGTGTCGTCGATCGTGACGACAACATGGTAAACTTTGCGATCTGACATTTGTGATTTCTCCTTCTTCTTGTTGTTGGGTCGTAAATTACCATCACAACAGGCAGTTCAGCGGCTACTGAACATGCCAAAGCCCTCCTTGCTGGTAACAGGGAGGGCTTATTTGTTTGCATTTACGCGAGATCATGCAAACAGCGAGAAATGAGCTTTGTGCGCCAACCTCCAGCGCGTATGAGAGCCAGCTGAGACCCGGGGTGTTTTACGCTGAAAAGTTTTCGAAGGCGCAAAAGCTCATATATTAGTTCTTTTCGCACTTTTTCGCCGTTTCAAATTTTCACCTTTCGAGAATTGCTCTAATGAGGGGATAGAAACCCCAGAGCGCAGGGAGGACCGGGCAATGCGCCATAGAAATACCCGGGCAGGCGGGTGCACCCGCCAACATTGCAGAGAGGACAAACGGTTAAGTCATCGGTCTCATAAACCGTAAGGCACGGGTTCGACTCCCGTCTCTGCAACCATAAAAAGACGCAAGCCTACCCTTGCGTCTTCTTTTATTTTTGGGAATGAATGTATGGCTGGGTAAGTTCCAGCCCATTCCTCTTGATTTGGAGGAATGTATTGTGAACACAAAATCATTTGGCAACATTGGGGAAGCAATGGCGCTTAGCAGTTTTGTCAAAAAAGGAATTCCTGTCTATTTACCATTTGGCGATAACGAAAAAGCTGATTTAATAGCGGAATTCAACGGCAAACTCAACAGAATTCAGGTGAAAACAAGTTTATACGCACGAGATGGGAAAATGGTGTTTGACTTAACATCTAGTTATTCGCATCGCGGACGTCCTGCACATAAATATTCTCAAGAAGAGGTCGACTATTTCTTTTGTTACAACATTGAAAGAAATCAGAGCTACCTTTTTCCTGTCCCTGAAAATCCTATCGCTTCGATCTGCATACGGTACGAAGAACCTAAAAACAATCAAATTAGACACATAAAGCATGAGGAAAATTATTTATTTGATCATGTCATTGACGCTATGATTAATTCGGCTGATGAATGTGAATTAGCTGCTTAATTGCCAACTTACAGTTGGCTTATCGAAAGGCGGTGTGCGTGGTCTGCGCACGGCGGTCTGAAAAACCGCAGGAGAACGTTCGACTCGTTCCCTTTCGGCCAATATGCTGCAGAGGACAAACAGGTTGAGTCGTCAGCTCTTCAAGCTGAAGATAGTTGGGTTCGAGCCCCACCTGCAGTGCCATTATGTGACGTTAGTTCAGATGGTTAGAATGCCAGCCTGTCACGCTGGAGGTCACGGGTTCGAATCCCGTACGTTACGCCATACGGGGATGTAGCTCAATGGGTAGAGCGCCTGCCTTGCAAGCAGGAGGTAGAGGGATCGTAGCCCTTCATTTCCACCAATTTGCTGCAATAGCTCAGTTGATAGAGCGGCGGTTTCGTACTCCGCAGGCCGCAGGTTTGATTCCTGCTTGCAGCTCCAACGCAGATTAACAATAAGGAGAGATTACCATGTATGTGATTAGTACGGGCGAACGCCCTACTCTGCCAAACAAGGCATTTGATATGGAATATGCAACACAGTTCCGCAAGGAAGTTGAATATCTCAAGGAACGCGGCATTGAGCACGTTTACATGAAGCGTACCGGCGAATATCGTGTTCCTACATATAAGTATACCAAGACACCGGAACTCTTCCGTGCCGTTGCTGATTTTTATGAACATCAGCGTAATGAAAAGATGTTTAACATGCTTTCTAATGCAGTTCGTGCGGCAAGCGAAGTCGGTGAATGGGCTCAGCCCGCTTAACAGGCGGTGATGATTATGCTCGACACCGTAGACAGCAAGGCAAGAAAAAGCAAAGCTGCACCAAAGCCCATGCGAGCCTGTATTAAGTGCGGCCGCAGTAAAGAACTTGATGGTTTCTATACCAACAGAGATTGGGAAGAGCAGCTTGGCAAGGACATTTGGTGCAAAGAATGCGCCGGAAAATGCACAAACAAAGAAGAAATCAAAGAATATTACTGGGAGAATCATCGTGATTGGGATGAGCGCATCTGGCAGGCGGCATGTAAAAAAGCTGAAAAGATGCTGCTGGATAACACGATGTATCAGAAATCCAGCGAAGATCGCCGCAAGGTGATTCTGGATCGCCTCGCTGCGCAGCAGGTTCCGCTTGTTTCTGCCCCATACTACAAATACGTAGACAACAGCAAAAGCGGCTGTCTCAGTTATGCAGAAGCAAAAGCCAAAGGTGAAGTCAGCAATGAGGCTGACGAGAACGAGAAAGTTTACGATGAGTTTTTCAACGGATATTTTACCAAGCGTGATCTTGAATATCTGAAAAACTACTACGAGCGCCTCGAAGAAGATTTTACGTTTGACAACGAGAATCTTCGTGACTATGCGAAGAAGTGTGCCCGGGCAAGCCTACAGGCCGATAAAGCACAAGATGATTATGCGGCAGGACGCTGCTCTTATGCAGACGTCAAAGATGCTTTGGCTCAATTCGACATGCTCAGTAAGAGCGCGAATTTTGCTGCCTGTAAACGAAAAGCAGGTGACGCCAGTGGACTTACGAGCTTTAGTGAACTCACATACAAGCTTGAAACTACAGGGCACACCATGCAGCGCCAGATCAAATGGCCCGAAGACGACGTAGATCGCGTCATCAATCATTTGCGGCACTTGGCGACAGCCATGAACTTCGATTCAATTTAAAATTTAAGAGGAAGTGATCGCCCATGGCCATCATCAAGCCCGGCGTGATCACCGATCTTGATTTAGCCGAACTGCAGATGCAGTATTATCGGGATCATCTCGATATTTATATAGAAGACGCCTTTGCGCCCATTAACCTCACCCCTACGCAGCACGTTATTGTACGCGAGGTGGGACGAGGCGACGACGTGAAAGTTGTTTGCAGCCGTGGATACGGCAAAACATTTACCATAGCACTTGCGGCCTTCGCTATTTGTACCCTATACCCCGGCACGATTGTTGCCGTGTGTTCTGGTACGGCAGCGCAGGCTACGCTTGTTTTTGGCAAGCTGAAAATGCTCGCCGAACAAAATAAGAATATCGCCAACGAGCTTGCTTCAAACGGCGCGCGTACATTGGTACAGCTGAGCAAAGACAAAGGCAAATGCACATTCAAGAACGGCAGCGTGATGGAAAGCTTTGCACTTGATTCCATGCGCGGCCTTCGTGCAAAGATCGTTATCATCGACGAGGCGCTTGAGATGGATCAGGAAGCGCTGGACGCCATCGTTTCACCGCTCAAAAACTTCCGCCGCGATATTTCTTATAACTATAAATTCAAGGACTTTGCCTCAAAGTCTATTTCCATTACTTCCGCATGTGAGAAGAACAATACGTTCTACGAGGACTTCAAGCGCGTCGCACGCGAAATGAGCAAGGGCAACACAAACGCTTTTGCGTGTGCGCTTGATTATCATGCGGCAATTGGCGACGGCATTACCGACGCTGAATATTTTGAAAAAGAACGTGCAAGAATGCCGGCTTCTGTTTTTCAGATGGAATACGGCACAATCTTTCTTGGCGCAACGAGCAACTCCGCATTTCCATACGAACTTACGGAGCGATGCAGGACGCTGGAAAAGATTGAGCTTGAACAGCCGAAAAACAGCCGCAGCAGATACATCATCTCGCTGGACATTGCAACCAGCGAAGCAAAAGGCGCCGACAATGCTATTATTTCCGTACTTAAGTTTACAGAAAAGAGCGACGGCAGCTTTTCAAAGAAGCTGGTAAACATGCGCTCATTCCACGGCAAAGGACTTGACACGCTTGCAAACGAGATACGAAAGATCTTCCATCTTCAGTTCCCAAATGCTGAGCGCATTATTTACGACGCGCGAGGACTTGGCGACTCGTTCAGCAAGTTCTTAGATGAGCCGTGGATTGACCCCAATACAGGCAAAGAGTATCCGCCGCTGGTACACGATGATGACACCAACGTTATCGCCAATGCGCGCCCCGTGCTGCACGCTATTCGCGCTGTACAGACGCTAAACCAGCGCATTGCAACAAATCTGCGCGTCATGCTTGAAAAGCAAACGCTCGAACTGCCTGTAAACAGCCGAATGATTCAGGCACTTTTGAGCAACGCAGAAAAGCCACAGGCACTAAGCATGGAAGAAATGGCAATATATCAGGAAACGGACGCCCTTCAATTTGAGATGGGCAATATCGTTGCCAAAGTATCGGCAAGCGGTAATTATATTTACGATACACCGCGAGCTTCCATGCACAAAGACCGATACTCTTCTCTCGCCTATGGCTGCGATTATATCGCGGAGCTGGAGGCGGCAAACATCAAAAAATTCAAACGCGGCCCTGTGTGCATAGGGTTTGCAACCAGATTCTAAGAAAGGAGGATTTCGCTATGGCGCAGCTTAGTATACGAAATTTTTTCAGACGCAATAAGCGCAACGTAACGTCCGCTCCGGTTGGCGCAGAGCCGGAACCGCAGCAGCGAAGAACCGTTATTGGCGCGGCTAACCAAACCGAATCCTCCCTGAGAGCATTCGATAACTCAAATATTACATACAGCAGCGATATGGCGACTGTCGATTACGATTCCATTTTGCGAGATAAGCAGAATAACATCGATACGCTGTATCAGCTGGCAGACTACTACTGTGACGCAGATCCGATTGTACGCGGCATCATCAAGGGCGTTTATGTGCCGTTCTCTGCTACAAAGTGGCATCTAACAGGCGACAACGCTAAAACGATCGCCATTTTTGAAGAACAGTACAGGCAGATGCGGCTCGAAGAGCTGATTGACGACATGTTCCTTCAATACTGGAAGTATGGCAACGTATATACGTACATTTGGAAAGGCAACATCATGACGCTGCCGCCGCACAAGTGCAAAATCGGTAACACGATGCTTAACGGCACACCTATTGTCGATTTCAACGTGCAGGATTTACAGAACGAATTCCGTGAGCGCACATATTCCGTAAAGGAAGCAAGCGGCGTCAAAGACGACGAGCTTGATCGCGTGCTCAAAGGATACCCGCCGGAAATTGCGCAGGCAATCAAGAGCGGCGCTCAGTACGCGCAGCTTGACCCAAACAACGTACATGTGCTGCAGGGATCTAAAGAGGGCTGGACGCGATACGCAATTCCGTGGATCGCCTCGGCTTTACCTGCGCTGGCAAAAAAGGAACTAATCAGCAATTATGAGACGTCGCTGCTGAATCTTGGCGCACGTTCCTTCCTGCATGTTACATATGGCGACAGCACGAAAGGACAGGATATGCTGCCGGACGGAGAACAGCTGCGTGAAGTACGCTCTATTTTCGCTGCGGCTATGGCTAACAACCCGCTTGCTGTAACAAACCATCTGGTAAAAGCCCAAATTATTCAGGCTGATCTGTCAGACCTGTATCAGTGGCCGCTGTATGAGCAAGTTAATGCTGATATTCTTGCAGCCGGAGGAGTTGCAGGTATTATCGTCAACGGCAACAGCGAAGACGGATCAACATTTGCCTCTGCTCAGGTCAGCATGCAGGCGGCGGCAAGCCGCATCAACGCTGCACGTACAGAGTTTGAGCAGTTTATGAATAAAGTCAACCAGAGGCTCGTTGAAGATTTGCGTCTTGTACGCACGAATAACCTGAAAGACATTCCAGAGTTTCACTTTGTGCCAATGGATATGAACGGTGACAAGGCGTTCCGCGATGCATGCGAAAAGCTTTGGCAGCAAGGTTTGGTTTCTACGAGGACACTGATGGAAGTCAGCGGCTTTAACCTTTCCAAAGAGAAAGAGCGCCGTGAAACAGAAGCCAGCGACGGCACAGATGAAGTCATGATGCCGAGGCAAATGCAGCAAGCAGAGCAGAATCAGGATTCCTCCAGCGACAACGGTGAAAGCAAAGCCGGAAGACCGAAGCTCGACAACGATGAGCGGCACAGCGATCCTGACAACGCAGAACGCAGCAAACAGGCTAAAGATGCCGCCAAAGGCATAAACAGCGAGTAATCGCTTGTCGTTATTCGGCCCGACGTTAAACAAGCCGATGTGAAGATGTGAGGACCGACACAGTAAACCGGTTGAATGAATGGCTCGGCGACTGAGGCCTATCCCCTCTTTCGCCGGCCGCCTTTATGTTTTTGGTGAAATCGGGCGCGAGCCTGTTTTTCATAGATTTGCCTGCTCGCATGTATTGCCTCCTACCCTTATATGCAGCGGCGCACCGAGGAGAAATGTATATGCACATCAAGAATGACCCGAAAAAGGTCGTTGCATCTGCTGTCATCTCCGAGCTGCAGTCCTCAGACATGTACCTGACGCTTGTTGCCAGGTTATTCGATCTCCGGGCAAATCTTAATGGAGTTCGGGTTACGGAAGCTTTTCTTGACGAAATTGTTGAGAACGAGTCCAAGTATATTTGTCACCCGCTGTACGCGGATATCAGAGGATTGCTCGCCAACAAGACTGTTGGACATATGTACAACAAAAGAACGGGAGAATTTTACAGCACACAGATTGGCGCCTTCTATCACTTTGAAAAAGAAGTGGACGGAGATAATGCCCATCTGCTCGGCTATGCGCGCGTTCCCAAACGCAACAAAGCGCTATGCAAAGTGCTCAGCGATCTTTTTACGGACAACGCGCTGAAATTCAGCTTTGAACTGAACTGCGGCGTGTACTCCAAAGAGGACGATGGCACGATGTTGATCGACGCTGATGCAAAAAACTATTGGGAAGGCGAATGTGTAGTTACTTTCCCGGCTTGTGAAACCGCAATTGCCAAACAGCTTGTGGCTGAATGCCTTAGCAAAGGAGATGAGAATATGGCAGATGAGAACATTATGAACGCTGAAACTGAAATTATTGAGCAGGATGCACCTGTTGTAGCTGAAACCGAAGTCGCCGAGACTCAGGAAACAGAAACACAGATTGCCGAAACGGAAACCGCTGAAACTGTTGTTGTGACGCAAAATCATGTTGAGCATGACACTGTACGTGCCTACAACTGCGATACCGGCGAAGAAGCCGTACAGCATGTTACGGTTGAAACAACCGTGCGCACTCCTGTTCAGATCGCAGAAGAAGCGGAACAAGAGGAAAAAGACGATGACGAAGAAGTTGTCGCCGAGTCCGAGGTTGTTGCTGAAAGCGAAACCGAAGACGAAGAAAAAGAAGAATCCGAAGATGATACCGGCAAGAAAGCATGCGCCGAAGCAACGCCTGACTGGGCAACCATCATCGCTGAGCTGAAGGATACACTTGACGAGCTGCGCAAGGAAATCGCCGAGCTGAAGGAGATTCCAGAAAACGCAGCTGCAGTTATCGCGGAGGAAATTCTTTCCGAAGAAAATGAAAGCGAAACGGTGGTCGCAGAGAACATTACCGGCACTACCGATGAGGAAGAGCCGCTGATGAATCCATTTATGGCTTCAATCTCTGCGCCGAAGAAATATTCTCTGCTTGACAAAGAAGAGAAACCGGCGCGCAAGTATTCGCTGCTTGATCGCGCTTAAACAAAATACATCATGAGGTGATATTCATGGCTGGATACATGACCAAGCAGACCC